GCGTGCCCGTTGACTAGCTGCCCGCCGCCGGTGGCCGCCGGTGGCCATGCCTGGACGTCGTCGGCCGGCGGCGCTCAGCTGAGCGCGTGCGCTGCCCGTGCCCGCTGTCCTATCCCCTAGGCAAAGGGGTTTTAAATTATTCAAATGAGAGCTTGACGTGCCCGTGCCCGTGGGCTTGTGTGTGTGTCCTATGAAAACCCTTCTTTTTTGGATCTCGGCTGCGGCCGCCGCAGTCGCGGGCAATGTCTTCCTGGTCAAATGCGGCCCGGCCGTCTTTCGTTTTCTGAATAACTAAATCCATTCCCCTAACACATGAAAACCAAAAACATCCCCTCAGTCAGTCACCCCTGCCCGCCTACGTCGGCCGGTGCTCATCCCGTGGACCTGTTCACGGCCGGCCGCCCCGTCGGCGGCGCTTTCGCCGGCGTGCCCGTGCACGCGGCGGCCCGTGCACCGTTTAAGTTGCCTGGTTCCCTTCTCTCCGTTGCGGCCGATGCTAAGACGATCAAGGGCGCCGCGGCCGGCGTCCTTACGGGTATTCTTTACCTGGCCCCGGGCACGCTCGCCGGCGTGGGCAACCTCTGCCCGCACGCGTCTAAGGGTTGCGCCGCAGCTTGCCTCTTCACGGCCGGCCGCGCGGGTATGTTCGAGACCATCAACACGGCCCGCGTCATGCGGACCCGTTTCCTACACGCGGACCGGGCTGCTTTCCTGGACGTCCTACGGGGCGAGATTCGCGGATTGATTCGCCGGGCTGCCCGTGAAGGGATGCGGCCCGCCGTGCGCCTCAACGGTACGTCGGACCTTCCGTGGGAAAGCTTGGCGCCGGAGATCTTCGAAGAGTTCCACGGGGTGCAGTTTTATGACTACACAAAAAGCACGCGGCGGGCGCTTGCGTTTGCCCGCGGAGAGTTTCCGTCAAACTATCATTTGACGTTTTCACTTTCCGAAACAAACGCGGCGCAAGCTGCGACTGCTGCGGCCGCCGGCGTTAATGTCGCGGCCGTCGTCGACGGGCACCGGAAGGGCGAACCCTTGGCAATCGCCGGCGAATCTTTCCGGACGTTTGACGCGGACCGGCACGACGTGCGCTTTTTGGACCGTGCGTCACCTGGCGGCCGGGGCCGTATCGGCGTGTTAAAGGCCAAGGGGAAAGCAAAGGCGGACCGATCCGGTTTTGTCGTCCGCTTGGAAGGGGGCCGCAAGTGAGCGCCGCGCCTAGTGAGGTTCAGGCGCTTGCCCGCGTCATAAACCGGGCAGGCCTCATTTGCATAAATCCGCCGGCCGGTTTTCTGGACCGTTGCCTGCCCGCCTTGCTGCGCCTGACTAAAACCTTGCGCCCGCTCATGATTCGGCCGACGTGCCCGCGCCGCCGCGGCGCCGCTTACCTTGCCTTAAATAATGCGGCCGTGCGCGTCGATTGGTACGCGTCGACGGCCGGCGGCCTGGAACCGGATCAAGCGCTTGAGCTGCGAACCGTCGCGGCGGATTTGTTGGACGTCGCGGAAAAGTTTACACCCGTTTGCAATGGATAACCCTCTTTCTCTTGTCCTAGTGAGCGCCGCCGGCGACGGCCGGCCGGAGGTTAAGCTTGAGGGAACGGCCGGAGAGCTTGCCCCCCTAGTGGCCGCGTATCTGAGGACCTGCCCGGCCGGCGCTTGCTTGCAATGGCCCGTCGGCGCCGCGTGGTCTGAGCTTTATTTGCACCCCGGGCAAACCCTTGCGGAAAACTTGACTCAAGCCTGGGAAGAGTTGGAGGGGATTGGCTGCCCGCCGGCGTGCCTTTCCGAAGACGAGGAGGCAATGGCCCGTGCCATTGTTCCGGCGCTTCTTTCCGCGGCCGTCGATCTGTAACCCTTGCCCGCCTGCCTGGTCAATACGGGGCCGCCGCGTGCGGCCCCTTCCTTTGCCCGCCTTGCCCGTTTGACGGCCGCCGGGCCGGAACCCCCTTGCCTAGTGGGCCGGCCGCCGCCGGTGCCCGCTTGCCTGGACGGGCCAAGCTGCCCGCCTAGGCGCCTAGCTGTCCTTTGCCTAGGGGTTGACCGTGCCCGCGTGCCCGGTGCCCGCCTTGCCCGCGCTGGACCCCTTGCCCGCGCCGGCCCGCGGCCGTGCCTTGCCTATCCCCTTGCCCGGTGCCTGCCCGCATGCGTGCACGCGCCGCCGGCGTGCCTTGCCCGGGCCGGTCCCGTAAGGGGACCGCCTAGGGGTCTGCCGTGCCCGTTTGACGTGCCCGCGGCGACGGGTCCGCCTTGCCTAGTGGCCTACGGTCCGCCGGGGCGCCGCGGCCGGTCCCTGGACCTACCCCCTCGATTCCGCCGAATCTGATTGCGGATTCACGATAGGGGGGGTAGGGTCCAGATTTTTGCGGGCGCGAGGGCTGCGGCCGGCGGAGAAAACCAGCCAATAAAAAAAAGTTTCGGGCCGAGGCGTTTTGGTTTCACGATTGATGGCCAATAGAGAAAAGTCGTGCGGAGGTTAAAATCCTTAATCTCCGCATGGATTTACCGAGCGGGAACATTTGGAAACAAAAGGGGGCGAAAGTAGGCATAACTTCCCGAGCGGGAACTTTTTGGAAACATGACCGGCCATATGTGGCGCTTTAATAGTAAAATCCTTTATTAACGCGTCGTTATTGGCGTATTAATAGGGGCCAAAAATATAGACCCACTTTTGTTTTGGAGTTAGGATTTCCCCCCCTGGGGCATTTACGGTTTGACGTGTCGGAAGATTAGTCGGATACGAAAGGAATGAACCCAATAACTACGTTGGCTATGACCCTGGCGGCGATGACCCCGGGGGATCGAACGAAGGCCGAGCTGGTCGTGCTGGTGAACTGCGTGGGCTCGGTGGAGTCCGGCATGGACTACGCTGCGGTCGGCGACGGCGGCAAGGCGGTGGGGGCTTGGCAGATGCACGTCGCGGCGTGGATCACGGCGAACCAATGGCGTGCCGGGCAAGGTATGCCGACGGTGAAGCGTTCTGGGTGGCAGGACAAGAACGCCCAGCGCATGATGGCGTTATCTTACCTGTCCTGGTGCAAGGAGCAGTTGGAGAAGGGCGGGGTGTCGAACCCGACGCCGGAGCAGATGTACGTCTGCTGGGGTTGGGGTATCGGGAACTTCCGTGAAGCTGGCTTCGACGTGTCGAAGGCGCCGGCTAAGAAACGCGACGCGGCCGAGCGCGTGGGTAATCTTTACCGTGAACTGACCAAATGAAAGACGAAATCAACCGCCTCGGTTTCGGGGCATGGGCCGAGAACATCATCGTGAACTACCTTGAGGATTATTCGGACGTGCTGTCCAACAGCGTCAAGGGCAGCCATGTTGTGGACAAGGAGGATTACTCCTTGAACGCGTCGTGGGAGGACAATGTGCTCTGCATCTCGATCCGCGCCTGGGTGGCCGGCGAAGGATGGCAGGTGCTCGAACAGCACATTAAACTGAAATGAGCCGCTACATTAAAGTCGAGCCGGAGAAGTGGGCGGAGATGGTTGCGGCGTTGGCGTTGTTGCCGGAGCTGCAGGCGAAGATCGAGGAGCTGAACCAGCGTTGGCCGAACTACCACGTCGATGCGCTCATCAAGTCTCAGAAGGAGGTCGCCGACCTCAAGGCCGAGGTGGAGCGCCTCCGTTCTTCGTCCTTCGTGACCGCCGTGCCGTCCGAGGAATACGAGAAACTCAAGGCCGAGGTCGAGGAACTGACCTTGCTTCAAGTTGAGACATTGAATGAACGCAATAAGGCCGAGGCCGAGGTCGAGCGGCTGACCAAGGCGGGGGATAACCTCGCAAGGGCTTCCGACGAAAATGGATGCCACGACAACGGAGATGCGGATGACTTGGACGAGGCCATCAAACGCTGGAACGCCGCCAAGGAGGGCAAGCCGAGCGTATGAAGTCACGCCCAACAACGATCAAACTCAAACCCGGCGAGAAACTTGGGAAGCCAACCGCCAAGGATAAGCAGATGATGGATGCCATCACCCTCGTCTCGTGTGGGAACGATATGCGTTTCAATCTTAAGCATTACAAACTTTTGGTCGACCATACGGGATGGGCATGCCTTACCCGCAAACAGCGCAAAACAAAATGAGTAATGAACGCCGAAACCAGAAACGCCGCAAGCGTCACGTCATCTTCGACGAAAAGACGGGCTTGGGTCTTTCCTACACACGGAAGAAGGATGGTACCATCGTCTATGAGTGCTCGGTCGATTGGCCTGCCGACGCGCTCGCACAACTGCTAAGGTATCCAGAGCTTTATTATCAGATTGTGAACCGCATGAACCCCAAGCCGCCTTGCGTATGAACCGAGGACACAACACGATCGGCTACGGCCGCAGCATGGAAGCCGTGCTCGAAGGCCACAAGCTCGGCCTGGACGCCATCCAGATCGCCGCCAAGTACGGCATCTCCTACGCCGCGGTCCGCGGGGCCGGCTACCGCCTAGGGCTGACCCTTAAGCGCCGCAACGACCGTGCGGCCTACGGAAGCGTCAAGGAGACGGTGCTCCGCGAGGCCGAGTCCGGATTGACCGTCGCCGAGCTGTCCCGCAAGCACGGGTTCCCGAGGTCGTCGGTTTCGACGGCTGCGCGGGCGATGGGCATCGTGCTCCCCAACGGCGTGAAGGGACGCCCACGCAAATGATGCCCGTCGAACTGGTGTTCCAGAACCAAGACCTCGTACTGTTCTGGCCAATCCAAGTTGACCGCGTTTTCCTTTGCCACGACGACACGGAGACTATGACGTTTCCTGCGGACGTCGAGGCCACGGAGTTCAAGGGGTATGTCTTGGACAAGAACGTGGCGAAGGCCGTCGAGCAGGGTGCCGGGGCGACGTTCCATTGGGACGAGAGGTATTACCTGGTGGACGACGTGAAGGCCGACAAGACCCGCAAGACCATCGCCGCGCACAACGCCAACATCGACATCGTGCCCGTGATCGTGAAGGCCCGCTGCTTTTTTCCAGAATGAACAAGCGATTCTATTTCAAGGACATCATCGGTTGCGACGGGTACGTCTCGGACGTCAAGTTGTGGGACCGTAAGAAGGACCGCCATGTCATCTACCTGCATGGGGACGTGATGAACTTCCTCAACCGCATCGAGGAACTTGAGGTCGAGAACGCGGCCTTGAAGCGTGCCTTCGACATCGAGCAACGGGCTGGCATCGAACTTGCCCGGAAACTTCTGAACAAATGAAACCCTACCTTTGCATCGACCCTGGCGCCTCGGGCGGCTGGGTGTATAAGACCCCCGGAGTGACGCCCATCTCTGGCAACATTGACACCGTCGGGGAGGTGATGCTCCCCGCCGACGCGGTCGTGGTCATCGAGCACGTGCCGCCTTTCGTCGGGCGGTTCATCCCCTCGTCCGCGGCGTTCAAGCTGGGGTACTCCTTCGGCTGGCTGGTGGGGTACTTCCGACCCTATAAGGTGGTGCTGGTGCGTCCGCAGGAGTGGCAAAAGACCCTGGCCTTGGGGACGACGTCGAAGCAGGCCGGCAAGGACTGGAAGCGGAAGTTGAAGGCCGAAGCCGAGCGGCGCTACCCCTCCAACAAGATCACCTTGAAGACGGCCGACGCTTTTTGCTTGCTGGCCCACGCCGAGCAGCACAACCTCTGACCCGCCACCATGAGTACCAAATCCACCATCGAGGACAACGACTACGTCCTCCTGCCGGACGGCACCGTCGCCCGCAAGCTCAAGCCCACCTTCACCAAGGAGAAGAAGTTCTGGTTCCTGTCCATCGGCGGCAAGGTCGTGCGCTTCTCCGAGGACGACGTCAAGAACGTCGCCAAGCCCGTTTCCCCCAACAATGAGCAACGATAACGAACAGCCCGCCGCCCTGCCGGCGACCATCAACGCGGACCCCGTGGCCGGCCTTGCCGTGTACGACCGCATATCCGACCCCATGACCGCCATCAAGGTGCTCGGGGCGTCGATATTCAAGTCCGGCATCTTCGGCATCACGAAGCCCGAGCAGGGAGAGGTGCTGGCCATGCAGTGCCTCGCGGAGCGCAAGAGCCCCCTGGAACTCGCACGTACCTACCACTTCATCAACGGGCAACTGGCCATCAAGTCCGATGCCCTGCTGGCCAAGTTCCAGCAGGCCGGCGGCCGCGTGGATTGGATTACCCGCACGGACAAGCTCGTCGAGGCCGACTTCATCATGCACGGTTCCAAGACCCGCATTGTCGCCTCCATCGAGGAGTACATGGCCAACGGGACTGCCCTGGCCAACGACGGCAAGGTCAAGGACAACTGGAAGAAATGGCCCCGCCGTATGCTGACCGCCCGCGCCATCGGCGAAGGGGTGCGTCTGATGGCCCCAGAGGCCGCCTTCGGCACCTATACGGTCGAGGAGATGGATACGGTCGCAAAAGCGTCTCCTGCCCCCCTTGCCGTGGCCGGAATCGAGGACTGGGTGCCCGAGCATCACCGCGACGCGGCGGTCCGGGTGCTCCGTAAGGTTGGCCACTTGACGGAAGCCCAAGGTTGGGCAGACATCCCCGAGTCCCTGTCGGCCACCCTGTCGAAGCAATCCCGACGCGACGCCTTCTTGGCCGCCGTCCGCAACGAGTACGAACAAACCGTCTAAACTTTACTGGGGGTAAAATCCTAAAGAAACGAAGGAGCCGATACCTAATCGGTGCAGAAAGGTGAGTACTCGCCAATCTGTAAGTGGGTGCAAGTCTCACAACCCCCGCCAATCTCCCATCAACATGAACGCCACCAACGATCCAGACGCCCCGTTCCAGCCCTTGCCGGTTGGACAGTCATCCCTGCCCATCTCGCAAATCATCCAGGAGTTGGCCGAACAGCGGCTCAACCTGCAGATGGACCTCACGCTGCTCAAGGAGCAGTACGAACTCCAGGCGAAGGAACTTGAGCACTTCAAGTCCTTGGCCACTCCCGAGCAGCGTCAACTTTACCGCATCCTCAAGAACAACTGACCCTTATGACGATCACCATCGATCCCGAAACCGCGAACCGCATCCTGCTGTTCCTCCTCATCTGCGCCGGCATGATTACGCTTCTGCTGCTTTGCTTGCTCAAGGTCGTGCATGAATCCGCCATCCGCGAGGACGCCGCCGAAGCCGCCCGCCTCCGCGAACTCAACGACTAATCTAACACCATCATGTCCTACGATTCCGAACACGCGGCAGACAAACAGTTTGCCAAGATTGCCATCATCCTCGGCCTCCTTGCAGCCGCCCTCATCGCCGTCCTCACCTGCTTCACGATCGTCGGGGTCGGCGAGCGTGGGGTGTACGTCTCGATGGGGTCTATGTCCAACGACCTCCTCGGCGAGGGTTTCCACCTCAAAGCACCGTGGGCGAACGTCCACAAGGTCGTGGTCAAGCAAACCACCGTCTCTGGCAAGACGGAGTGCTTCTCCAAGGACCTCCAGACGGTCAAGGTCACCTATTCCTGCATGTACGCCCTTCCGCAGGACAAGGTGCTGACGCTGTTCCAGAAGTACTCGGGCGACCCGTTCGACTCGCTGGTGAAGCCGCGCATCGAGGAGGCCGTCAAGTTGGCCGCTTCCACGCTGACCGCCGAGGCCATCGTGAAGCAACGCGAGCAGGTCAAGGCGGCGGCTCTCTCTGAGATCAAGAAGCAGTTGGAAGGCCTGGTCATCGTGAACGACCTGCCCATCACGAACATCGACCTAACCGACATGCTTGAGAAGGCCATCGAAGGAAAGCAGGTGGCCGAGCAGAAGGCGTTGGCCAAGGAGTACGAACTCAAGTCGGCCGAGAAGGACGCCGAAATCTCCATCGCCAAGGCGAAGGGCGAAGCCGAGGCCATCCGCATCACGGGTGAAGCCCTCGCCAAGTCCCCGACGGTGACCCTCATGGAAGCCGTGAAGAAGTGGGATGGTCACGCCCCGCAATCGCTGGTCCTGCCAAACGGTTCCGTCACCCCAACCATCGACATCAAGAAGTAATCTCCCATGAACGACTACCAGAAAAGCAACGCCCTGTCCTACAGCGGCGCCAAGGAACTCCTCCGAAGCCCGGCCCATTACCAGGCGTGGCTCAAGGCCGAACAGGAGGACACCCCCGCCCTCCGCATGGGTCGCCTCGTCCACCTCGCCTCGCTGGAACCCATCGTCTTCGACGCCAAGGTACGCGTCCAGCCCGAGTGCGACCGCCGCACCAAGGAGGGCAAGGCCATCTACGAGGCCTTCGCCGCGACGCTCAAGCCCGACGAGGAGTGCATCAAGCAGTCCGAGATGGACGTCATCCTCGCGATCGCCGAGTCCGCCCAAGCTGGCATCGAGAAGGTCTGCACGGGCTCGACGGCCGCCCGTCTCAAGGAGCAGCCCTTCTACGCCCGCCACATGGACACGGCGATCAAGGGCCGCCCCGACCTCGTCCTTGACGGTGAACTGGTGCTCGACGTCAAGACCACGACGTCCGCGCTGGCCGAGGACTTCGCCCGCGACGTGTGGAAGTACCGCTACTTCCTGCAGGCGGCATGGTACCTGCGCCTGACCGGGGCCAAGCGGTTCTTCTTCGTGGCCGTGGAGAAGGAGCCGCCCTACGCCCATGCGATCTACGAACTCGACGAGGAGAGCATCGCCATCGGGCAGAAACTGATGGACGGGGCGTGCGTGACCTTCCGCGAGTGCACCCTGTTCGGCCAATGGCCGTCCTTGCCTTCCGAGCCGCAGGTTTTGTCCTTGCCTAAGTGGGCCAAGTCCGCAAGCATCGACGTCTAATCCTTCCACCAACCCAGAAAACATCATGTCCCTACGATTCAATCCCAATCCCGAGAAGAACAAGTACGTCGCCAAGGCGGGCGTGTACGAGGCGAAGCTGCTGCGCTTCGAGGCCGCGTACACCTCCCAAGCCGAGTACTACGCCAAGCTGACGTTCCAGACCCGCGACGGCGAACTGGTCGGCGGCCTGCTGTCGGCCAAGGCTGACCGCAACGGCAACCACACCCGCCTGAACGACTTCGTCGCCTCGTCGGCGCTCGACTCCGAGATCAAGGAGTACCTGGCGGCCGGCGACATCGAGGTGGACGAGTCCTTCATGGAGAAGGTGCTGCTCCGCGCCAAGGGTCGTTCCCTGCAGGTGGATGTGCGTGCCAAGACGTACAAGAAGAAGGACGGTACGGAGGGGACGGGCTTCGAGGCCGTGTTCTTCGCCCGCCTCCCTTCTGGTCCGCAGGTTGACCCTTTCTGAGGCTTTTCCTATCGTTGTTGCAGGGGGGCGAGTGCCCCCCTTTTTTTGTGCTTGCGTCGGAAGGGTGGTTGGGCAAACCTATGTATGCCACCGATATGAAACTCCGCGATTACCAGGATGCCGCCGTCACCGCGGCCATCGACCACCTTGCCAAGGGAGTCAATCCGCTTGTCATCGCCCCTACGGGCGCCGGCAAGACCGTCATCGCTTCCGAGATTATCCGACGTTGGCAGGTCGCCAACCCCGGTAATCTCGCCGTGTTCGTGGCCCACCGCAAGGAACTCATCGACCAAGCACGAACCACCATCGAGCGGTTCGGCCTGTCCAACGTGAAGTGCCTGTCCGTCTTTGCCAGCGACTGGGACGTGTCCGAGGATGACCGCAAGACCGCGTTGGTCGTGTTCGACGAGGCACACCACGCCGTCGCCGCGTCATGGAACGCCTTCTCCGCGTCCTTCATCGGCCCCAAGGTCGCCGTGACCGCGACGCCCGATCGTGCCGACCGGCAGCGCCTTGAGGACGTCGGCTTCTCGCTGGCCTACCAGATTTCAATTCGCACGCTCATCGAGGCCGGCCACCTCGTCCGTCCGATGGCCTACAAGATGCCAGTGGAACTGTCCCCTGCGATCATCGGCGGGGCATACGAGCCCCAGGTCGTCGCCCTTGGTGAACTTCTCATCGCCGAGCTCAAGCGGTGGGAGCGCAAGCGGACCATCCTGTTCCTGCCCGACGTGGACTCCTGCCATCGGTTCGCCGAGGTGCTGACTCGCCTCGGGCTCAAGACCGCGTCCATCGAAGGCAAGATGCACTCCTTCATCCGTTCCTCGGCCATCGAGCGGTTCAAGGCCGGCGAGCTCGATTGCCTGTGCAACGTCAACATCCTCACGGAAGGGTTCGACGCCCCGGAAACCGATTGCGTGGTCATGTTCCGTCCGACCCAGTCCCGCGCCCTGTTCGCCCAGATGATCGGCCGCGGGCTGCGTACGGCTCCCGGCAAGACGGACTGCCTCATCCTAGACCCCATGTGGGTGGCGGGGGAGAACGTGTTCCAGCCCGCCGACGCCTTCACCCTGCACCCCAAGGCCAAGGGGAAGCAGAAGGAGGGTGGGTACGACCCCCTTTCGGAAGCCGAGATGGTGGACCAGGAAGCCGAGCAGGAGGTGATCCGTCGCATCATCGCTGAGGCGTCCAAGGCCGAGGCCAAGGAGGCCCGCGAGAAGGGGCTTGTGGACCTGTCCACGGCCATTTCCTGCTTCGGGTATGTCCTGCCCGCCGACGAGGCCGGCGAGCCCGCCACGCCCCAGCAGCGGGCGACCCTTGAGCGTTTCAAGGTCCATGCCTCCGTGGGGATGACTTCCCTGCAGGCCGACTGGATGATCCGCAAGATGCACCAGCGGCAGGCCTTGGGGCTGGCGACCATCAAGCAGGTCCGCAAACTGATGCAGTTCGGCGTGCGGAACGCTTGCTCCTTGACCTTTCAGCAAGCATCCTCGACAATCGGCAAAGATTGGAGGATGAAGCGATAATCTCCCTATGAGCAGCCAATATCCCATCCACGGCGCCTTGGCGACCGCCGAATATTCCCAGACCGTCCAGGAGCGCGCCAAGTCGCTCGGCATGAGCGTGGCCAAGGTCTTGTCGTTGATGAACGTCGGATACGGCGAACCGCCGGCCGGCGTGACGCACAAGGAGCGCATCATGGGCAACCCGAACCGCAACCTGATGAAGGCCACGAACACGTGGTACCTGCTGTACTACGAGGGCAACGTCCGCAAGCACCGCAAGCTGTCCAAGGACTTGGAGGAGGCCCGCAGGATGCGGGATGAGTTCTTCTCCGAGATCGGCTACTACAACCGATGAGCGACTACACCCCGCAGGAGTTGGCCGAGATCATCTCGGCGTACCGCTACCAGTTGAAGCAGGAGCGCGACCGCGTAGCGGCCTTGGAGTCGACGATGGCCAAACTGTACGCCCGCATCGCGGAACTTGAGAAGAAGAACAATGCGTAAGCCCCCCTTGAAGCTGACCGAGTACGTCAGCAAGATGCCCCGACGCTGCCACGCCCTGCTGGTCATCCTGGACGGCGGCAAGGTCGAGAACCCGGAGTTCGTATGCTATCGCCGCGAGGGCGACACGGACGAGGCCTTCTCGACAAGGTTCGCCAAGTGGAAGCGCTCGGTCCTGCCGACGCTCAAGCGGTCCAACGTGGAGTTCTGGGAACTGCACAACGGCGAGCTCACCAACGTCAACCTGCTCAACCGATGAAGAAGGAAAAGGTTTCCGGGCTGACCTCGCTCCGCGTCAAGATGGGGCTGGCCATCGGTCGGAACATCCACGTCTCGTTCTCCCCGAAGGAGTGCCTTCGGATCATGCTTTCCATCGATGCGATCAATCCCAAACCCCCGAAAGCGAAGCGTCCGGCGTACGAAGACGAAATCCCCTCCCGTCTCCGCGGTTAACATCGTGCGGCCTTGGCGCCGCTTCGTGGCCGTAGGGTGTTCCCACGGCATCTACGCGGACCCGAAGGCCATCGCCGCGGTGTTGAAGTGGATCGACGTCTACAACCCCCACGAGCGCATCCACCTTGGGGACTTCACGGATATGTCGGCGTTTATGGGGGGGTCGGACGGCGAAGGCGACCCCGTGAAACCTGACCTTGCCACGGGGGTGGCCTTCCTGGAAAGCATGAAGGCCACGCAAATCCTCTGCGGGAACCATGAGGCGCGTTTGTGGCGTGACCGTAGGAGCAACAACCAGTTGCGGGCTATGGCAGCGGAAGTGGCCATCGAGGCTATTGAGGCGACGGCCTTGAAGCTGCACGCTCAACTGTACCCCTACACGGGGGTCTGGCAGGCGTATCGGTTGGCCAACTTCATCTTCACCCACGGGACCATCTACAACGAGAACTCCTGCCGCGACATGGCCGAGACGTACGGCAACGTCATCTTCGCCCACACGCACAAGGCCAGCATCCAGTCTGGGCGCACCTTCCGAAAGTCCATTGGCATCTCGGTCGGGACGCTTACGACCAGGGGGGCTATGGAATACGCCAACACCCGCAAGTCGACGCTTGCGTGGTCGCAGGGGTTCGCCTTCGGGGAGTACTGCGAGACGGAACTGCACCCGCAATTGCACGTCCACGACGGGGGGGACCAATGGAAACTCCCGCTGTAAAGGCCCAGCGGTTGCTGGAGCAACTGTACCGCGTCAGGCAGGGCCAGGAGGACAAGGTGCCGAAGGGCTTCATGTCCATTGCCGAGTTCCAGAAGCATTGGAAACTGGAACGATCGCAGACCCGCTTGAACGTGATGAAACTGATGAAGGCCGGCCAACTAAAGGAAGTGACGCTGCGCCGTTTCGTCGGCGGGAAAATCTGCGTCGTGAAATATTACGGTTGACGGTGTAAGGATTGGGGGCAAAGTCCGAGCGCCACCATGACATTACAAGACCGCATCACGGGAGCCCGTGCCTACCTTGCCAAACTGCCTCCGGCAGTATCCGGGCAGGGGGGGCATCCCTCCACCTACCGGGCCGCGTCCATCCTCGCCAACGGCTTCGACCTCGGCTACGACGAGGCGTGGGGACTCCTCAACGAGTGGAACGTCTCCCATTGTTCGCCCCCGTGGTCCGAGAAGGAACTCCGGCACAAGCTGAACGACGCCTACGTCAAGACCCATGAGCGGCCCCGCGGTTATCTCGCCAAGGGCAAGGAGCGCCGCGTCGGGGCCAACGGCCGGCTCATCTTCGACCCCAAGGCCGTCGCCGAGATCGTCCAGGCGTCCACGCCCCTATGCACGGCCGACGTGCTCATCAACTGCTTCAAGGACGAGGACGTGATCTGCATCACCAACGAGGCCGGCCAGACCGAGGACGGCAAGTGGTACCCGGCGTCGAAGGGCATTTTCCTCAAGCGCTCGGAGTGGTTGGCCCGGTTCTTCGGCCCCGACGCCAAATCGGCCAAGCACTTCAAGGATACGGAGCAGGGGGCGTGGGTCCGCATCAACCCGTTCACGGAAGGCGACCTGTCCGGCACCGACGCTTCCGTGTCGTCCTTCCGTCACGTCCTCGTCGAGTTCGACAACAAGAGCCGCGACGAGCAGATCGCCATCTTCCAGCAGTCCAACCTGCCCATTTCCCTGCTGGTGGACTCGGGCGGCAAGTCGGTCCACGCCTGGGTAAAGGTGGACGCCGCCGACCGAGCACAATGGGAGGAGCGCCGCAACCGCATCTACGAGTACCTCGCCGACCATGAACCCGACCCGCAGAACAAGAACCCGTCCCGCTGGTCCCGCTTGGGCGGCATCATGCGCGGAGACAAGGAGCAGCGCATCCTGGGGTTCAACTTCGGGGCTTCGGACTGGGATGACTTCCTTGCGTGGTCGGAGGGCCAGGACGTGCCGGCCGACGTGTCCTTCGACAGCTTGGCGGCCTTCGACTTGGTCAACGACCCCAACACCTTGATCGGGAACGGCCGCTGGCTCCAGAAGTCGGGGACGCTCCTCATCACGGCCCAGTCGGGCATCGGCAAGTCCTCCTTCGTGATGCAGATGGCCCTGTCGTGGTCCACGGGTCGGGAACTGTTCGGCATCCCGCCGCGCCGCCCCCTACGCATCGGCATCTTCCAGTCCGAAGGGGACGAGGGAGACATGGCCGAGTCGTTCCAGGGCATCTACTCGTCGATGGCGTTGACGGCGGCCGAACACGCGGTGTGCGCCGGCAACCTCAAGTTCTTCATCGAGTCGTCCAAGATGGGCAAGGACTTCATCGATATGGTCCGCAAGGTGATTGTCCGGCACAAGCTGGAGGTCGTGGTGCTCGATCCATTGTCGGCGTTCCTCGGGGACGACGTGAACGACGGCAACGCGGTGAACAACTGGTGCCGAGCCCTTCTGGACCCGATGCTCAAGGAGACGGGTTGCGCGGCGATCCTTGTCCACCACGAAGGAAAGCCGAAGGCCAAGGAGGTCACGGACGGCCAGACCTTCTCTGACCTCATGTACAGCGGTACGGGGTCCAGCCATATGGTGAACTACGTCCGAGCCGTCCTCAACATTCGACGGGAGTCCAAGGACAAGCCCATCTTCTCGTTCAACCTCACGAAGCGCGGGGAGAAGGCGGGGATGAGGATGCCCGACGGCAAGCCGACGCTTTCGATCAAGCTCAAGCACTCGGACCACAAGGTGTTCTGGGAGGTGGCGCCCTTGGTGCCGGCCTTGGAACTTTTGAAGGTAGGCCAGCAGTACGCGTACTATGCGACGAAGCCCCGCCTGTCGCGGAAGGCCTTGCTGGACGAACTGACCGGGGAGCACGGTTTGCAGTTGCCCCAGGCCGAGGCCTTGGTGAAGGCGATGGTGACCAACGGGATCATGCGGCCGCGGAAAGTGGGGGCCGCCCTGTACTACGAAGGGACGAAGGTTAACGCGGAATGATTTAGGGGGGCTTGGCAGAGTGGACTAATGCGGCGCCCTAGGCGCGTCCCCTAAACCGTGGCCACGGATGGGGATCGGGGGTTCAAATCCCCCAGCCCCCACAAAATCGTTTAGGAGGCCTTTTGTTTCCAAATCCGTAGGCAGGTAGCCACCCCCACGCCAAAACAGCCCACGGCCAACGCCAGACCCAAATCCCGGCACGCCTGCAAGCCAAGGGTGGCCGCCGACAGGTTCTTTTCGAGGTTCTTGTCGTCGGACTTGGTCCCCGCATCGGTAATCAACATCACCATCGCGTTGGTGTCCTGGAACGAGTCGAGGACGAAGGACGACAGCAGGTACACCCCGACAGCCCCGATGAAGGTGCAGGCCATCAGGCCGATGCACGCCCAAAGAAGGTTAGCGTCGCCGCTTGGCTGGTTTGCCTTTGCCATTGGATTTGGAGGTCACCTTTGCCACCTCCGACTCCCCCTTGGCCTTTATCCACCTAAGAAGGAAATCCAGACATTCTGGGGCGGCGTACGCGGTTGCCCCGACGGCGGCGATCTGGAGCGAATGGTTGGTGATGTAGTCTTTGGTGCCGTAGTTGACGAGGACGGCCACGATGGACGCGGCGCTGACCCGACGGATGGCCCAGCCGACGGTGACGGGTTCCGTGGACAGAAGCAGTCGGGCTGTCATGGCCAACCCCCCTAGGACGGAAGCGATGGCCCCGTCCTTGACCATCGCCTGGGTCTGTTCCGAGTCGAATGAGGGAGGGGTCGGGCTCATTTCACCTTACGGTATCCTTGGCGCCATAGGCACTCGACGACGTAGCCAGTGAGTTGACGGACCTTGCGTTCGGACAGGCCGTCGAAATCGGCGACGTGCAGGGCCTCATGGACCACGGTGTTCATCCTTGAGCGGGGGGAACAATGGTCGGGGTGGATGTAGACGATGTAGGAGGTTTCGTTGACCTCCTTGGTGTCGCCGAGCTTGCCGCCATCAAGGGGCGTCTCGATGATCTTTATTTTCTTCTTGAGGGACATCGAGGGGGGTGGGGGGGGTCTTTCTGGACTTAATGTACCAAATAGACCAAAATACGATAGTGCTTAAAACGGTAATGCCGACGGCGGGCACGAAGTAGGGGGAGGCGAACAGGTAGGGCAGACCGGCGATGCAGGAACCCACCGCAAATGCCCCCAGAGCGCGGATGTACTGTCCGAGGATGGCCAGACCAAGGGCGGCAAGGAAACAGGCTCCAGCGGCCACGGTGAAGGCGTTGCGGATGCCCTCGGTGCGGACACGCTCAATCTCGCCCTTCAACGCCTCAATCTGCTTATTTGCGTTGTTTAGGGCAACCATGTTTGCCTTGGCGTCGGCCTCGGCCTTCTCCCAGCCCTTGTCTATGACCGCCAGCAGCTTTGCCCCGGCTTCCATCGCTCGCTTATACTCGGCTGGGTCGTTGCGACGGACCCGCTCCGAGATGTAGGCGAGGTTGTGCGGATCGGGAGGGGGGAGATAGGAGGCGACCACGGCGAGTTCACGCTCCACCGTCTCGGGCTTACCTGCGGCGTTGGCGTTCCGGGCGACCTGCACCCCTGCGGATACTCGGGCGTCGGCCTTGTCGATTTGGTCGCCGACCTTGGCGAAGTTGTCGACTGGAGGCGTTGCCGTCCCTGTGCCTTCCGTCGAACCCGTGGTGGCGCACGCCGTGAGGAACAGGCAGACCAGCGCGACCTTGGCGAGTTCGAGGGACCGCATGGATTACTTGCCCTTGAGGGCGTCGAGCAGGACGCGGCCCTGGGACTCAGCGGACTTCAGCTTGGCGAAGTGCTTGCGGACGACGAGGGCCCCGCCGAGGAAGCCGAGCAGGATGCCGATGAGGAACGATAGGACGATGATCATGAGGAAGTGTTCGTAGATGTTGAGCCTCACCCGAGTTTAGCGAGCAGGGCTTGGAGCTGGGCCTCGAGTTCGGCGATGCGTTCCGCGTCGGTCTTTTGGGGCGTCTCGGCTTGGTAGGCCACGGAGACGAGGTACTCGTCGGTCATCTCGGCGTTGCCTAGGACTTGGCGTCCGTCTTGGCAGGTGATGGAGAGCAGGTCGTCGGAGCGGGTCCAGACTAGGTTGTTGTGGTCGGTGAAGGGCATAGGTTTTAGAAGTAGGTGATGATTAGAGCGAAGCCGTTGGCTCCGTCGCCGCCCTTGCCGCTGTTAAAGCCGTTGTCGGAAGCACCGCCGCCGCCACCTGCACCACCGGGCCAGCCGCCGTTGCCGCCAGTACCACCCGCTTGACCAGTACGGTAGAAGCCACCGCCGCCTCCTGTGCCTCCGACCATATATTGAGTGGTCATGGATGTGCCATTGGTCGCTTGAGTTCCTGCGGCAGTACCACCAGAACCTCCAGCAATAGAGGAAATCAAACCAGCACTTGATGCCGCCGCTGAAAATCCTGCTCCACTACCACCTGCGGCATTAGTAGTAGAAGAAGCGGTGGCTCCAGCACCACCGCCGCCACCAAGACCAAACTGCCAATATGCAGAATAACTCGTTGCGGTAGAACCTGCCGCAGTATTCCCATTTCCACCGCCTCCAAGTCCAGCGGCGTTTCCGATGAAAGAAATGGATGTTCGAGCCGTACCGCCTGTGACGTTTGTGCTAGAACCTCCGCCTCCTGCTGCACCATAGCCAGTATGAAAAATAGAAAAATAAGTATCACCACCAACATTACCTCCAGATCCGGTACTATTGTCAGAGGTAGTTGAAGCACCTCCAGTACCTCCAGCACCAACAATAACTGTTTCGGTGGAACCAAGATAGGCCGCATTGACTCGGTTGTAGTTGGAAGGCCCACCCGAGCCGCCGCTACCTCCAGAACGAGCAGAGGTAGTTGCTAGACGCGCGCCAGAGCCACCACCGCCGCCGCCGCCGATTAGCAGGAACTCCACCCACTTCGCCCCAGCGGGTTTCGTCCAAGTGAACGACCCGGAGGTCGTCGACGAGCCGAACGTCTGCACGTTCACGCCACCGCCCGAAGCCGTAGCCCACGAAGCATCGTAGTTGGTCGCGGAGTTCTTCGTCAGCACTTGCCCGGTCGTCCCGCCGATGGGCAGATCGTGCGGAGCCGTGGCCTGCGTGGTCGCATCCGCAAAGGTGATGACCGCACCCGAGGAAGCCGTGAGCGTAAGGCCCGACCCGTTGAGCGTGGCGTTGGCCGCGTTGACCGTGCTTGCCGTCAAGGTGCCCGAACCGAGGTCGATTGCCGTGATGTTGCTGGAACCGACCGTGTCGAAGAGGTACGGCGAGGAATAGGTCACCGTGCCCGAACCACCACCGCCGCCGCCGACCGTAGCCCAAACCAAATCCGTGCCGTCAAAGGTGAGGGCTTGCCCGGTGGTCGGTGCCGTGGCGTTCAGGGTCGAGGTCGCGCCGTTGGAGAGCGTGCTGATCGTCAGGCCAGAGGTGATGGTCGCCCAGACGAGGTTCGTACCGTCGAAGGTCAACGCCTGGCCCGTGGTCGGAACCGTAGCGTCGAGCGTAGAAGTCGCCGCGTTGGACAGCGACGAGATTGAGAGTTTCGGCGCGAGCAGGGCGTCAACCGACGCCTTGGAGTAGAGGTTAAGCGACATGACTTAAAAGATGATTAGTTGTTCCCACGCCCCGTTGCGCTGGACGTAGTAGTTCCCGTTGTTCGGGGCTTTGAGTTCGTAGGTCGAGGCGGCCGTGGCCGAGGTCAGAAGGCCAAGGGTCGAGAATGACTTGTTCTTCCACACACCAGCCGCAGAGTCCCAAGACAGCAGGTCGAGGTTCGCCTTGGACGACAGCAGGACGTCGGACAGTTCGCCTAGCTCCTGGTAGTTCTGGATGCGGACTTCGATGGTGCCGTTGACAGCGTGCTGGCGGGTGACGTAGCCGATGACAACCCCATGCAGGGGCTGTGTCGGCAGGGTCGTCGTGAAGCCGCCAGCGACGGTGGCAGAGAGATACAGGATTTGGCCTTCAGCGTAGGCTGAGGTATCCAACTTGGTCGCAAGGCCAGCCGTGACGACCGTACCCTGCGCGTTGTTTGCGATGTCCGCAGTCGTGACCCCGATGGTCAGCGAGGATGTGGCCTCGGAGTTGGCTTGGGCGAGCGAGATGATGGGCGTCCCGCCTTGGCCGCCAGAGATGTAGACAGCCGCGCCCTTCGGGATGGTCACCCCAGACTTGTTGACGCCGACCAAAAACAGGGTACGGGCGTCGTTGTCGATCCAGATTGGCCGAGAGGTAGCCGCGTCCCATGCTACGATTTGTCCATCAACAGCGGCCACCAGCGGCGACTGAATCCAGTACGAGGTGTTCTGGTAGGCCGCAGAACCAAGCGACGAGATGAGGGCGTACGGCGTGAGGGCATCAGCCGTGATGTAGCCCTGCGACGTCACCCACGACTGGGTGGCGTACCCGGTCAACGCACCAGCCTGCAGGTAGCCCTGCGCGTCCACCCAAGCCTGCGTCGCGTAGGACGAAAGGTCGATGCTGATGGTCTTGGTGCCGCTGTCGTAGGACAGGGGGGCGGTGGCATAGGCCACGCCGCTGTCGCCCGTATCCCCCTTGTCGCCCTTCTCACCCTTGGGGATGCCGAAGTCAAGGATCGCGTTGGAGGCCGTCCCAACGTTGGTCACCGTGGCGTTCAAGCCCGGAGCCAAGGTCGTCGTCGTGCCTACGGCCACCGTCGCTGAAGCGCCCGGGACTCCGACCTCGACGTTCAACGTAGCCGGCGACGTCGGCGTCAACGTCACGTTGAAGGGCTCCGTGATCGTCACCCCCAGCTGCGCGGACTCAAGGATGGTGATGGACAGGCCCATTACGAGTTCGGCGTGACGTTCTCTAGGATGTTGATGTTAACGACCTGCGAATAGTAGGCGATGCCGTTATTGATGAACAGCATATCCCAGAAGGCCACCCCAGAGAACCAGGACTCCGTGTTCCCGTAGAACAGGGTGAATGTCGTTGGGCTAGTAAGGGTGAAGGTGAGCGTGTGCTCGTATCCTCGGGCGTCGCGGACGCGGGAGGCCACCGTGACCCCAGTAAGGTCCGTAGGCCAGCCGGCCTCGGGCGTGTAGGTGCAGTTGGCCGAAAAAGTCGACCCCTTGACGAATGTGAAGGACGGCTGGGCCATAGGGCTTCTGCCTTTAGCCCAATGTCAACCCGACTAAAGTTCCACTTCTTGGGTAGGATTAGCCCCAGAACCGCCCCATTTTTCGCAATCCACGAAAGTGCCCTCCCAGTCCTGCTGCTTGTCCGAATAGTAGGGCGTGGTGAACCAGGATGGCGGCGAACCAAGCGATGGGTCGAAGGCGTAGGTACCACCGTTGAACACGTTGTAAGGAATGGTGATCGGACCGACAAGGTGCTGAGTCACGTTCCAGACAAGGCCGATGGTATCCCATTTAACGGTGGCGACATGGACGCGCTGGCAGGCGTAGTTCTGGAGCTGGACGTAATACGACTGCGGAAGGTACCCGCTGACCATGATGGGCTCGTAGTAGGGGGGAGGCCCGGGCTGTTCGATGGCCACGTTGACCTGCTCGATGATGTTGAAAAGCAACTGCCTGTCGCAACCTGCCTCATTAACCCAAGGACGGGTCTTGATCTCCGCATCGCCGCCTACGGGCATGACGGCAAGATAGGGGGTGGATTCGCTCAGAGTCCCCCCGAAGGCCTTGTTGTTGTTGGCGATGATGTAGACCCCATATTCGGCGTGGCCACCGTCGTCACCAGGCTTGAAGATGTTGGTGTACCCGCCTTTGTCAATCCAAGGACTAGACGGATAATCACCGACATAGGTTTCACCGTTGGGCCATACGCCCAGCGCATCCAAGGAATATTCCTTCAGGCATCCTGCGACCGTGGTCGTGGTGTAAGGGTTGGATCTGAACAGGACGCGGCCCTTGGCGATGTTAAGGGTCCAGTTTGATCCGTTGCCGTTGACGTTGACCGTGAACTGCTCGAAACCAGGTTCATAAAGGTCGGCTGGAGTAGAATACGTAGTTCCAGAACCGCTATCGACGAAGTTTATGCCGTCGCTCTGGAACGTGCGGTTCTGCCGCGTGTTCCGCTGGAGCTCGTCGATGTAGGACTGGATGTAATCCTTGTCCATTAGACCGCAGGGCCAGGGTAGATGTCGGGATCCCAGCCGGTGATGCCGGAGAGCATGAAGTCCGTGGTCACCTTGTAGATCGTGCCAAACTGCTCGACGGAGCAGGCGGTGACGAGGTAGGAACGGCTTACCTTGGCCTCATACTCGGAAGTGTAGTTCAGCTTGCCTGGATAGGAACCTCCGTCACCTGAGAGTTCCGTATAGGCCGTAGGCATACCGAAATAAGAACCATCCGTGAACCAACCTACGTAGGATGCGTTCGACAGGGCTTCGACTTCTTCCGCGATGTACCTAGTCATGCGAAGGGTGTTCTGCGGCTTGTAATACGACTTCACGCCCGCCTTGATGTTGACCGGCTCGGTGTCCTTCTGGGCCGGAAGGAAGGCCACGAACTGGCAGTTGTTGGTGGCGCCGGTGTTCTGGACGCGAGGCGTCCAAAGGGCACGGTTCGGGTTAAGGGTCGTGGAGGTCTCGAAACCGCCCGCGGCAGGAGGGGCACCGGCCAACGGGGTGGCTCCCCCGATGCTGGTGCAGTTGATCTTGTAGAAGTTGGGGTGGTGCGTGATGTCCTCCGAGGCCGAGGAACCAGTCATCTGCATCACGGGATTCGTGCGCAGACCGGCGTTGATGTCCGGGTCAATGCCGATGTAGTCTGCCGTGATGTTGAGAACGCCGCCCTTCCCGTAGACCATGTTCGCCTTCACCATCTTAAGGTAAGAATACGCGGAATCTGGATGGTCGGCGCCGCGGTAGAACAGGCTGGAGAAAGCCGCCTTATAGTCCGTGCTCCAACCGAACTTCACCTGCGACTGCACAAGGCCATATCCGTCGATGTCTACGGTCCAGCCAGGGATGACGATTGGATCTACGAGGTCGTTCCCGTATTTGAGGAGTGTGGATGAGCTCATTTAACGTCGAGGGGCAGGACGGATTCCCGCCTTGTTGGATTGCTGTTCAAGAAGTTCGTTGGTCTTGGCCGTGTTCTCAGCGGTCTTGGCGGTGTTGTCTGCCGTCTGCTGGGCTGGCGAGAAGGCGATGGCCGAGACGATGTCGCCGCCGCCCATCTGCTGTATGGTCGATGCGCCTTGGGCGGTCTGCAGGCCAAGGGGCGTCAACTTCACACCTTTTTCACCAATAAGCTTTTCGACCTCGGCGTTGTACCTTTCGAGAGTTTTACCTTCCATGCGATATTCCTCGGCTGCCTGCTTGAAGTACTTGCGCCTATCGGCGTCTGTTCCAGCCTTGGGCATCGAGTCGGAAATGCTCCTCGCAATCCATTCCGGGGAAGCACCGAAAGTAGCGCCGATGACGGTCGCAAGCTCGTTTATGGTTCGATGAATCCAGTTGAAGATCATCGCGAACACACCTACGATGTCGGAACCGATGTTCGATAGGGATTTGCCGAGGTTGTTCCAGGCGGTCGCGGTTTCGGCGGCCTCCTTGTTGAGCATCTCGCTTTCGCTGTACATCACCTTGGACAGTTCCTTGATGGAAGCCTCGCCGCGCTTGATGGCCGGGAGGAGTTCGTTGAAAGAAGAACCGAACATCATGTTGCCGTAGTAGGCCAGGGTGGCGGCGTCCGTGCCGGCTTGATGCGCTCGGGCAAGGAGGATCATCCCTTTCTGTGCGGTCATCGAGCCGCTCGCCAGTTCTTCTTGGCTGACTCCGAGCTTGTTGAAAAGGTTGTTGAGTTCGGAGCCCTTGATTTTCGTTTCACCGACTCGCCTATTGAACTCACCGAACGAACGTGCCAAGCCTTCAACGGAGGCTCCGATGTTCTCGGCGAGGAGCCCGATGCTGCTCAACTCACGCACGGAAATGCCGGTGGCGATGGAAAGGTTCTGGGTCTTGAGAGCCTTGCCGAAACCTTCGATGAGCTTGTTTACTGCTTCGGCGATAAGTTGTCCCTCCGCACCAAATGCGGCTCCGATGGCTGAGATGCCGCCCGTGAGGCCGCCGGACAGGAAACCTTGGGCCACCCCGAGCCTCTTGTTCTTCGACGCCTCGGCGGCCTGCGCTTCCTTTTCGGCTGCCTTCTGGGCTTCCCTTGCGGCCTTTTCCTTTTCCCTGGCTAGGCGTTGTTCTTCCTTGATGGCGTCAGACTTGTCTTTGCGTTCCTTGCGTGCGGCTTCCTGCTTCTCCTTTTCTTCCGCACGACGCTCCTCGCGCTCCTTGCGGGCCGCGGCACGGCGTTCCTCGCGCTCGGCTTGGTCCTTCTTGCGCTGCTCAAGGACGGCCAGATCGGCCTCCTTCTTCACGGTCGCCAAACCCTTGAGGAAGTCCTCGTAGTTGCAACCGATGTTTACTGATACGTCACCGGGCATTGGTTTGTTCCTTTTGTTTGAAGCGTTCGATGATGGAGTCGAAGTCGTCCAATGCGGCTTCCTCGTCGGTGGACATTACCTCGATCTCCGAACCGTTGTAGATGGCGTGGCAGACGCTGAACCATACGGCCTCGCCTTCCGGCATCGTCCAAGCCTCCTCGGACGTGAATCCGTTGCGGACGTTGTTGGCCACGCACGCCAAAACCCAAGGAATCTTTTCCTGCTTCGTGCCTTCCTGCTTCCAGGTCTTTGGGTACGAGCAGCCATTTCCGATATGACCGAAGATGTATCCTGCGTAGATGGACTTTAGGCGGTTTCCATACTCCAGCGCTTTTACGCGGATACGATCGCGAAGGCTCAGCTTCTCGTTGAGCACGTCCTTGTCGTAGGTGGACAGAATCTTGGCCGCCAGGATGACGTCGTAGGCATCGATAGGGCGGTCCAGCGGGTGAAGAAACGGGGAATCGATGGCCTCCAGCATCACGCGGTGGCGCAGGCAGAATGGCAAAAGCCGATAGCCGGCGACCCGTTGCTTCGAGCCGCCAACCACCGTGGCGTTGAGAAACCGAGCGTCCATACTCGGGAACCCCTTTCGGGGTTAGGCGATGGACTCGTACTTGATGCCCTTTACAGAGACCTTGCGGTAGTCCTTGTTCGTCCCCTTGTCATCAATCGTCTTGAGGATGTACTGGATGCCGGCGTAGGTGAACTGCGTGCCGTTCTCGGGGATGTCGTCTGCGATCTTGAGGACGCCTTCAAGGGTGATTTCCTTGCGGCGGTCGTCGAGATGGTCGGTGATGACCTTGCCATCTTCATCGGCCACTTCGACGTCGAGGGCGAAGGACTGGGAAAGGTCGTCGGACTGCACCACCATGTAGGTGACCGTGTCCCGCAAACCGTAGAAAAGTGCTACCCCGTATTCGATGGCTGCCATGTTTAGTCTTTGCCTTTAGCCAAGTGTCAAGGGGCTGGTGGGGCCGACACGAAGGCCGTGAACTCGATGAGGTTCCCGTACTTGCGCTGGTGCTCGCCCTCCTGGTCACCACCCGTGATGAACAGGTCGTAAAGGATGCCGTCCGTTGAGTAGGTCCAGAGGGCTTTTACCGCGGACGTGTCCTCAAGGGCGTTGATGACGCTTTGCACCCGCTCCCGGTGGGTATCCAAGGTTTCGTCGTCCGCGGAGGATATGACCCGGACGCTTACCGTGACCTCGTAGTTGCCGTAGGGATGGCTTCCTAGGGCCGAGGCGGGCCTTGCGGACTCGCCGTAGACGGTCACCATAGGGAGAACCTTTACCTCGGGCGTCACGCCCTTGTGGACGGTCACGCCGGTCAGCTTGGCGGCCAGATAGGGCGCCAGTTTGTTCTCGATCATCGTACGGGCCGAGTAGAAGGGGATGCTCATTTCAGTACTTCAAGTGTACCCTTGCGGGTGAGGGAGGTGAGGATGCGCTTGATGTCCTCTTTCAAAACGTAGGCACGGTGCTTCTTGGCCCTTTCAAAGGTGTCGTCAAAGTCGTGGAAGTTCCGGCCAATCTTGTTGCCTACGGTGACGCGGAAGTCACCCTCTCCAGACGAGGTCGAGGCGATTGCAGTTCCAGAACCCTGCTGGGCGATCCACGCAGATGTAGGCATGGGGTTCTTGAGGTTGCGTGTGTTCATGGCCACCCCCGCGTAGTACCAACCAGCCTTGAGCCGTCCGACTCGCTTCTGGACCTGCCGCTTGTAGGACTCCAAGGAACGCTGGCCATCGTTGTCCAGGATCCAGACCTCCTTCATGCGCTGGGACTTGTTCACCTTGTAGGGCACGTCCGTGCCTCCTCGGACGTTCGCATGGATGGCGTGCAGTTGGGACTCCGAGGCGCTGCCGATGTAATGGACCTGGCGGCTGGCCTTCTGGGCCTTTTCCATGGCCATTGACAGCATCTTTTCGGACAGTTCCCAGAACGGGGCGTTGAAGATGCGGGCGAACTTGCCTCCCTTGTAGTTGGGGTCCGCTTCCTTCTTCTCCACGATCCACTCGCGGAACATATCCGTGTTCCCGGATTTTGCCACGTCTCGGGCCGTGGCCTCGGATAGGGGCATGAAGATGCGGTCGATGTCGCGGTCGACCGAGGTGCGGCCCTTGTCCCTCGCCTTGTTGCCGAAACCGCCTGTGCCGCCCGTCCTGGTGGTCATTACGGCCTCGCTGAACGGAGGGGTAAAGTTGACCATGTCCTGGCAGAATAACCGGGCCGTCTCGCGCACGACCTCCTGCAAGGTGCGCTTGCTCATCGAGGCGTACATCCCCATCAGCTTGTTCAGCTCGCTGACGTCGAAGGAGACGTCCATCGAGGCTGCCGGCAGGTTGGCCATTACTGGACGAGGGTCTGCACCCGGCAGATTACCCAGGAGGAGGGGGGACGGTTGACGACGGCCATCACACGGAAGTCCTCGCCGTTGAAGTTGATGACGCTGCCGTAGGCGATGACCGCGGAATGGGCCACGTAGTCGGAACGCAGGAACTTGATCTCGTAGGACGTAGATGACGTGAAACCGCCCGTCTCCAAGTCCTGCATGATCATAGGCTGGGACATGAGCACGTTCAAGGCCACGGGGGTCGAGGTACCCTTCTTGACCGTGACGGCCTTGGGGATTTCCGCGAGGATTTCGGCCGCGTCAGCAGCCCATTCGTCTTGGATGGCCATTCTGCCTTTAGCCCGATGTAAATGAAGAAGCCCACCCCCGAAGGAGTGGGCCTCTTGGCATTTTCGCGGTGGGGTCTTGCGCGGACCCCGGAAACTTTACCCCCGATTAGGAGGTGAAGGCGATGCGCTGGAGGGCGTTGGGATTGCCGACCGCCGAGCCCGTGAGCCAGATGGCCTGCATATTGTGCGTGCCCATCTGCCAGTTGTAGAAGTAGCGGAGAGCGAAGGTGAAGCCCGAGTCCGGGTCGGTCACGTTCATCTGCTCGCCACCGCCGGTCGTCGGAGCGGCCGGGACGCGGGAGACGATGACGAGGCCTTCCTTGCAGGAGGCGATGCCGTTGAGGCCTTCGGTGAAGGGAGCGCCGGAGGTCGGGAAGCCGTTGTACTCGCTGACGCCGAAGCCGTGGAGCTTCTTGTCGATGGCGTTGTTCTGGATCACGTCCGACACGCCGTACGAGTAGGTCGAGGCGACGGTGGGATCCTGGACGAGCTGGCCGAGGCCATCGGGGCTGAGGAGCAGGTGGCGGTCCTTATGGGGGAGGTTGGCCTTGGTGAGGGCGGTCGCGGCGTTGGCGACGGCGACGCGGTTGAACGAGGCCTTGGCGCCGGAGTAGGCGGCGTTGGCGAAGTTCGCGGTCGTCACCTTGGAGAGGACGCTGTCGAAAAGGGACTTCTGGACGGCGTTGGCGACGGGGGCGAAGAACAGGCGACGGAGGCGTTCCAGCGAGAGCGTGGAGGCTTCGTAGTCGGTGAACGCCAGGTCGACGTAGTAGGGCTCCTCGAGGGTGATGGCAACGTCCGTCGAGACGGCGTTGGTCGGCACGAAACCGTTGGCAGGGTTGTACTGCGTGGCGGTGAAGGAGTTGGCGTAGCGGGTGTGGACCGTGGAGCCGCGCTCGGCGACGTAGGCGCCGAAGTCGGTCACCGCGATCTTGGTCAGCGGGACGAGTTCGGGAACCAGCGTGCGGAGGGATTCCTCGGCGACGAGTTGGAGGGTAAGGCCACCAATGCTGTTGGACATAGTATTATTTTATCGGGTTAGAGTTGAACGGGAAAGGTTAGGTAAGCTTGAGCTTGCGGAGGATGACCGAGCGGTTGCGGTCGAAGAAGGCCTGCTTCTCCTTGGTGCCCTGCTTCATCGCGGCCCACTCGGCGACAATGTCGTCGTCCGACTTCTCGGAGGCGACGGACTCGGCGGGGCTGATTTCGACGGGCTCGACGCCTGCGGCGGCGACGATGGCAGCGGCCTGTTCGCCGGCGGTCTTGGCCTTGGCGGCGATAGCGGAGACTTCGTCCTTGGCGTTCTTGGCCAGGAGTTCGGCGGCGGCCAGCTTATCGGAAAGTTCCTTGTTGGCGGCGGCGAGCGACGCGAAAGCGGTTTCCTTCTCGGCCATAGCGGCGGTCAGTTCCGCGACCTTGGCGGTGAGGGCGTTGACTTCGCCGGCCTTGGCTTCGACCTCGGCGGTCTTGCCAGAGAAGGCTTCCTTGAGGTCCGTGTAGAGCTTTTCGAGGGTCATCTTGACTTTAGCCAAGTGTCAACAATCACGCCTTGCCGTCCGTCTCGACGGGCGTGCAGGAATCGGTCGGGATTTCCTTCGGCTTGACGTCGTCATCATCCTCGTCGTCGGACGACTTCTTGTTCTTCTTCTTCAAATCCTTGATGGGTTCTACATCGTCCTTATCGCCATGTTCCGGGCTGACGTCGGCGGCGTATTGGCCATCGACCTGCACGACGGGTTCCTGTCGCTCGACTCCGAGGTAGACGTCGGCTCCAAGCGTCTTTAGGACGTCGTCCAAGGTGTCCTTGATGCCCGTGATGAGCATCTTGGCGGCGGCTTCCTCGCCGCTCCAGCATTGGCCCTGCATATCCTTGACGTCGGCTAGCGTGCGCTTGCGCTGGATGGCAGTCTGGAACTGCCTGTGCGTGCCGTTGACGCCGGAAAGGAGCAGGTTCTTTTGCTCGGGGCTCATGTTGGTGCCAGGGAAACCGGCGGCCTTGGCCCAGCCGGCCGAGATGACCTCCATCGAGTAGCCTTCCATCTCGTAGGCCTTGGACTCGTTGAGGAAGGCGATGTAGACTCCGATGCTTCCGACCGTGGACGATCCGCTGGCGTAGACGTCGTCGCATTGGCTCATCAGCCAGAAGGACGCGGAGCAGGACTGGGAACGGGTGTAGCCGACGGTGTGCTTCTTGCAGGCGGCGATGCGGTTGGCGAGTTCCGGGACGCCCGTGACGGTGCCGCCAGGGGAGTTGAAGACCATCAAGATGTGCTTGATGGCGGGGTCGCGCTCGCAGTCCTCCAGCATCTCCTCGACGTCGTCCACGTCCACGCAGCCCATCATCTTCTCGAGCTCCGTGAGCTCGTTGCCGATGATGCCGCGGATGGTGACGATGGCCAGGTTGCCGTGCTTGAACAGCGAGACGGACTTGCCGAAGACCATCTCCAGCATCTCCTCGATGTCGTCGTTGGCCTTGAGGCCGGAGGGAGAGAACTTGGCCACCTTGTCGAGGTAGGCCTTGGCCTTGTGTCCTTCGATGAGGACGGGCGTGATGGTGCTGAAAGCGTTCTGGATGGTGCTCATTGGTTATTCTTCCTCGGGTTGGGGCTTCACGTTGGGGTCGTCCACGGACACCTTGACCTCCTCGCCGTCGTCCATGTAGGACATCGTCTCGCCTGGCGGCTCGTCGGCGAAGGAGGAGTTGACGTCCATAGGGGTGACGTTCTGGGGCTTGTAGATGGCCGAAGGCTGGATCTCGTACTCGTCGGCCAGTTCCTTGATGTATGCCTTCTCTGCGGCGTTCTCGCGGAGCTTCTCCTTCGGGTCGTCGCCGTTCTCGAGGTGGAAGTCGGTGATGGACTTGATGCCCGTCTCGATGTCGAGTCGGGTCTGCTGGGCGTCTCGGCCAGCGTCCACGGTCACGCGGCGAGGCGTCGTCCATGACACCTGCATGAAGGTGTTGATGGGGGGAAGCTTGCCTTCCTTGATTGCCTTTCCGATGACGTAGCCCCAGACGGGCGTAAGGAAACGCTGCATCAGCACGGCTTGGCGGTGCTGGAACTTGCGGTCGGCCTTGGCCACGACGAAACGCATGGTGGCGCCGCCGGCCTTGGTCGGGTCATGGACGAACTCGTAGGGCAGTACGCCGGCCAAGGAGTCGCGGATGAGGTGCTCAATGAAGCCCGTGAATGTCGCGTTGGGGCGGTTGGACTCGAAGGACTCCAGCTTCTCGCCAGGGGCCAAGGCGATGGTCTTGCCGCCGAGGAACGTGGACGCTTCGTTGGGGTCCGTGAGGCCGTTGTTGCCGTAGTCTTGAGGGCGCATCCCGAAGGCTTCGAAATCGGACTGGGTGCCGTCGAACTGGGCGTTCTCGCGGTTGATGGTGCGGACTACGTCGGTGTTCGTCTTGACGGCCAACTTCTCCAGCGAGAGGATTTCCAGCATATCGATCAGGTTGTTGATCGAGTGCTGGAGGGGGGAGTAGGCGCGCGCGCCAGAGGCGAGTTCGGGCTCGTATAGGTGCAGCATCGCGTTGGCGGGAACCTTGCGGCTGGAACCGTCCGAACGAATGACGTTGTAGTACTCTGGAGCGCCGTATGGGCCGAACTGGATGCCGTCCACCATGCCTGGAGGCGGGGATTCGGACGTCGGATTGCCGACCTTGTGCGACTCGATGATCTGGAGCTTGGGCGAACCGTCGCGGCCCTTGGTCTTGATGACGAACACCTCGCCGTCTCGGTCGATGAGGCGGCATAGGATGTGCTGGACCTCGAAGAACGAATAGCGGCCGGTGATGTCGGCCGAGCGCGAACCCCATTTCTTGAAGTATGCCTCGGCCATGTCGTCCCATGCGTCGTTGCCGGATTGGGCCTGCACCTTGATGCCTGAGCCAACCGAGTACATCGCGATGTCCGCGATGACCTGACGGATGAGGCCAGCATTGAGCTCCAACCAGCGCATACGCCGGGTGGTCTCCATGCGGTCGAACACCGTCATGGTCTTCTTGAAGTCCTGCGCCCACGACGACCAGATCCATGAGCGCTTGTTGCTGAACTTCGCGGATTCGAAGTTCGAGAAGATGCCAGGGCCTGTCGAGGCCTGCTGCCTCAAGCCAGGCGTGACCGCCTTCGGGTTGACCTTGGGGTTCTTCGTCGCCTTCTTCGGCGGCGTCTTGGGGGTCTTGTCTTTACGCATTTAGAGGCCGCGGAAGTTGTTCAGCATATTGATGACCCGCGTCTTATCGATCGCACCGTACTTCTGGGGGTCTTTCACTTGCAGAGCATATCGCGCCTCTAGGAGCGTCTGTGTGATGGTCATCGGGAACTCCTTCGTCACCGAAGTGCCGGAGTCCGAGTATTCCATCATCGTTTTGCCCTGCTTGAGCAGGGACACGGCGGTGGCCACGATTTCTTCGATGTCGGAAATCTCTAAAACAAGGAAAATGCCTTGGGCACGGGCCATCTTGCCTTTAGCCCCATGTAAAGGGGGGCTGGCCGCATCACGCTTACGTCATCAGAGCCACCAATGACACCCCCAACACACAGATGCGGCCAGCCTTACGTCGATTGAGGCGTCCGTAATCTACAGGTCAAGCGGAATCCGTCGATTCCTTCACCGGCTTCTCGTCGTCCACGGGCGTGGCCCCGCGGTTCTTGCCCTTGCCGATGAGCTTGGCCATCATCGCCGGCAGGATGCCGATGACCTCGCAGTCCCACAAGTGGTTCGCACGGTCGCCTACGGGCAGCCAGATCGGCGTGCCGGCGTTGGACTTGGTGCGGTGCTCTGACTGCATCTGCTTGCGGTACTCGTCCCCTGCGTCCTCGGGGTAGGTGTGGTGCCCGGCGCGGCGTAGGCGGGTGAGGGAGTCCTTGAACACCAGGTTAGAGAACAGGTACAGTTTGCAGGACTGGGCACCGACCTGGATGACCTTGGCCCGTTGGTAAGGGCGGTAGGCCACCTTGATGCCGTAGGGGGTCTGGATACGCCACGCAAACTCGTTCTGGCCGGAACCCTTGGTGGCGTTCCAGCCGAAGCGGGCGCATAGGCGGTAGACCGCATCGGTGTTGGGTCCGTCGCCCGAGTCGAGGAAGGTGAAGAAGTTGGCCACCTCATGCTTGAGCTGTGCCTCCCGCAACTGCTCGTCCGTCTCGACGTACCCCCACCAGACCATGCGGCTCTTTCCGTCGGCCGACCACGACCTGATGACGGCGTAATACCCCTTGCGCTGGACGTCCACCTGCATGAACCGAAGGCGTGCAAACTGCTTGGCCTTGCGGTGTTCTTCGGTGATGGGGGCCGCCTGTAGTTTGCCGTCCACCATCGCCCCCTCGTCGGCCCAAGGGTCGGACATTCGGTATCCGCTAGGCATGACCTCGCCGCCTCCGTCGTCTGGTTCGTCGGACCAAGAGAGGGCCAAGCGCTTCTGCTTGAACTCGACGCGGGATGTCTCATCCCCGTGCTCGTCGAAGGCCTTCTTGCCCATAATGGCCTCCTCGGCAAGCTGGCCCCATGACAAACCCCATTGGGCACAAAGGGAGTTCCAATGGAACCCGACGAAGCCCTTTGGGGCCGCAAAGTTCATCGGGACGTACTCGCCCTTGGCGTTCATCTCCGTGCGGACCACGAAGGAGTCGTCGTGCAGGTGTCCGCAGGACTTGCACTTGTACTTCACGCCGGCCTTCACCTTGTCGATGTCCCAGCCGTCGCCGCCCTTGGCTCCTTCGGGGTAGATGATCTGGTCGAACTCGTAGGCCTGCTGCGCGTCGCAGGACAGGCATCGGAACATCCACTCGCGGCGGTCCGTGCTGTTCCAGAGGTTCGTGATGTCGTCGCCTTCGTGCCCTCCCTGCGAGATGAGCACGGACTTGCCGTTCCACGTGAACGCGGTGCGGCGGCGCAGGGCTTCGTTGAGGTGGCCTTTCTTCCAAAGCCAGACCTCGTCGCCGCCAAGATAGCGGATGGAGCGTCGCTGTAGGTTGCGTTTGTTCTCGGCACCGAGTATCCACATCGTGCAACGCTGGAACTGGTTGGTGTGCCAGTTGGACTTCTCCTGCGTGTTCATGCGGGAGCGAACGGCCGGCGTGTGGTCCCAGATATGCTTGAGTCGGTCGAGCCGCCAGTCCTTGGCGTTCTGGTCGACGTCCTGGAGCAGCAAGGTCGGGCCGGGTGCTCGGCCAGCGATGTAGGCGGACCAGAGTTCCAGCAGGGTTGACTTGCCCATCTGGACGGCCCCGAAGACCACGATGGTGTGGATCTCCGGGTCGGTCATCGCCCGCAGGATGGGAGCGAGGTAAGGCGTGGACTCTACGCGGAAGGCGCCGGGCATCGCCCCTGGCATCGACTTCACGTTGGACTCCAGCCAATCGACGATGTCTCCGTCGGGGTCGGGGGCGAGGATGGAGCGGAGCGTGCGCTCGTAGATGTCGGCGACGTCTTGGCTCATTCCTCGTCGTCCTCCGAGGTTTCGGATTCCTCGACCTCAAGCGGGTCGGCCTCCTCGGTTTCCGCGGGGGTCAGTTCCGTCACCTTCACGGCCTCGATTTCCTCCTCGGAGATGCGGGCCAGCATCTTGTTGATCTCCTCGTCGATGGCCTTGAGGGCTCGGCCAGGATGGTCTGGGTTGGCCTTCGGGGCGACCTTGGTGCCGAGCTGGATGAGCTGCTGGCGCAGGTCGGAAAGCACCTTGCCGAAGCGCTCGATGGCCGTCTGGGTTCGGATGAGTTCCTTGGACGCGATCTGCCGGGCGAGCAGTTCCTTCTCCAGCGTCACGAGCGTCTTGACCAGCTTGTCGTAAGTTGCGTAGGACTTGGAGGCCTCGGGCGTGTCGATGTCCTCAAGGTATTTCTTGTACGCGATGGCCTTTAGTTCCCGCTGCTTCTCGACCGTTTCGTCGAAGTCCTTGTCGGGCTTCACGGGGATGGTGGCCTCGGAGCCGCCCTTGGCTCGGCGTGACATGACCCAGGCCTCCGCGGACTCCAGGGAGTCGATGGGCATACCTTGTTCGACCCACTTCTGGACCTGCTGCTTGGCGACGCCGAGGCGTCCGGCGAACTCGACCTTGGTGATCCTCATCGGAAAAGGCCAAGGAAGACACCTCCGCTACCGCCTGTGCGCAGGGGGAGGATATGGTTCTGCGGTTCGGTCTTTGCCTCGGATTCGTCCTTGGCGTTGAGTTCGTTGCAGAACACGATGGCGTCATGGGCGTCCCGCATGGATACGAAATCCCTTTTGCCGCCATCGTATAAGCAAGTCATTCCGTAATCCTTGCCGTCCTGCTTCCCGGTCTTGTGGGGCGGGTCGGTGTCCTCGAAGTAATACAATGTCTTACCGTCCTTCGGCTTGCTGATGAAGATGCGGTAGCGTGGCCGTTTGTTCATTCGATGGTAGTCTTGGTGCTGTACGCCTCGATCGTGATTTGGTTCAAGCCATTGTAGCACTTGTCGATATTGAAGTCCTTCACGACATACTCTGCATCTTTCCAGACTTGGAGTTTCTTCGCCGTATGGATGATGGCGTATCCGTGGTGGTCGTGCACGTACTGTATCCCGATGTCCACCCATCCGGTGTAGATGATTTTTTGGCCTTTCTTGGGCATACGTTGTAAGACGCTCATCACACCCGTGATGGTCGTCACGGTCCGCTTGTCATCTTCTCGGTGGTATTTCATTTGCGTTTCAATCGTTCGCAGGCGTGGTCGGACTTCATGTACACCGACGGCGGCAGGCCCATCTTACGCTGGATGTGCTTCACGCGGCGGCTTATCTCGGCCCTCGTCACGTTGTGACGCTTGGCCAACTCCGTCATCGTCGGCTGCCCGGGCACCCCGAGGGCGATGTACTGGCACGTCCCGAACAGCCGCACGTCCGGGCTCTGCGAGTCCGTCCACGGCGCGATGACCTTGCGGATGATGTCGAGCACCTCCTGCTGCGTGTATGTCCTGTCGTCCATAAGGGTTTCGTCGCCGACGGCCATCTCTGCCTGCCACTTGGCCCCGAGGGCGTAGTCCACGTCGTACGACCTCGCCGACCAAGGCGTGCGTTCCCACGACGAGGCCGAGCGGTCGCTGTCGACGTAGCGGTGCGCGAAGCCGATGCCGGAGTTGCCTGGGTTCTTCGGGTCGAAGCCCGTCTCGATGAGCGACACGCGTTCGTTCGCCGGAATGCGTCGCCACCAAGCGGCGTAGATCGCGGCCATCTCGGAGGCCTTGCTCATGAGGTGGGAGGTTTTGGACATGGCATCCAATGGGTCATGCCGCAGAAATGATGGGCGGTCTGGGATATCGAGACGAAAGATGGTTCCCAATAACGGGTTGGACCGACGCATTCCTCCTTGGAATACCACCTCGCGCCTTCGACGCGGTATCCGTCGCCCGTCGGATATTCGTTTGTCTTAGGCCAGAACAGCAGGATGTGGCTTCCGTCCTTAGGAGCGGTCTCGATGGGCTGCCACGTCTGGTTCATGATCGCCGCATAGATGTCGGCTTGGATGCAGCCGTATTCCTCGTTGCGTTCGCTCATGGTTCTCCGCCGCAATGTTTGCGGTATTCATGGACGATGCGGTCGATGGCGTCGTGGCATTTCCGGGTGTCCGCCTTGCAGTCGAACTCGTAGATGGCCCAGTCCAGGCGTTCAAGCAGTCCATGAAAAAGGGCCAGTTCCTGCTGTAGCCCGCCGATATGGTTGATGTCGTGGATGCGTTCCAGTTTGAGTTTCCTGCAATCGGCACAATGTGGTTGTGCTTCTGGGCCTTTCCTCAAACTGAGGATGACGGAAGCCTCGGCCTCGCGCATCAGCGGGTCGTCCACGTAGCCGCGTTCGGCGTTGGACTCCGCCTTGTTCTGGAGGCCGATCTTCTTCTTCCTGCTCATAGGTTGCTTCCCCGTGCCTTGCGGAGCTTCTTGATGCGTTTGTGCGCCCGATAGTTGTCGGGGTTGTCGAGCCCGATGATGCAGTACGTGTCGTACGCGGAGTCGGCGAAACGACGTGTTAACTTGATGGTCGCCTCGTCGGCTGGAACCTTCCCCGTCTCATGGTCGTCGGCCACCTTCATCGCCCGCAGCCAAGCGTAGCGTGCCCGTGCCTCCATCCAGCGGTGGTAGTCGTCGAGCTTGCTCATCGCTTGTTCTTCCCGAAGGCTCCCTTGGTCTTCTTCCTGCGCTTGGCGTCGTCCTTCCGTACGGGACGCAAAAGTTCCCACGTCGTGTGCGCGATGGTTCCCGGCTCGTTGGGGTTGCGCTTGCTCATCGTTGGTCCAAGGCCTCCTCCACCCGCGTCGCCACGTCCAAGGCAACCGCCGCCTCGCGGGCCATCATGTTCGACAGCGTCACGTCCGATTTTCCGATCTCCGCCGCGTGGCGAATCCACCTCGACCCGACCCGACGCAGTTCCGCGGCCCCCTCCTTGAGTTGCCGGAAATCCTCCTCGTCGATGTCGATGTGTCGCAAGTTCGTCGCCCTTGCCCACGGATTGATGGCCAACCTTAGCCCCCAGTCAACCCGTCAAGACCGAAAGATTTGCGAGGGTAGTACTTACCGTCGTCCGTCTTGCCGACCATCCCGTTGCGGATCGCCCGTCGCACCTGCAGCCATGCCGCCTTCGCGTCCAGCTCCTCGCCGTACGTCTCGAACCACAGAGCGGCCAACGTGTCCCTCAGCTCGTACGGACGCACCGGCGTGTCCGGCATCATGTCGAACAGCGCCTGGATCAGCGACGCCCGCTCCTCGGCCTTCTCGGCCCGCATCTTGACCATCCGCGTGACGTGCTCGCGCATCCGCTCGGGCGACAGCCGCCACGTCCGCTGCCAGGGCGTCTCGGCGTCGGGTTTGCGTCTGTAAGGATTGGGTCGCATGGTGAAGGGGGTTGGGGGTTTCTACGGAATGGACCCTTCCCCTTGCAAGCCCTAAAGGCGTTAAGCAAGGGGAATGGGGTACTCCATTCCCTTTTACCCTATCTTATGTATCCGTAAGGATACAGATAGGGTATTGGTTGCTACAGTTATTTCCATATTCACGGCTACAGTTGTTGTTATAACCTTAACTGTAGCAATAACTGGATTTAAGAAGTTTACTCCCCGGTTTTCGACGAGGTGGTGGCGGCTACGCCCCC